CTACCATTCTGAATGGAAATCCCGATAACATACCGGCAACTTCATCATCAGTTTTTGATGGAAATAAGTACTTCAGTGCTTCTATGCTATCAACACCTAATTCTTGTAGGTTTCTACAAAATATAGATTGCTGAACTTTATCCTGTGCCGTATCTTCATACACAGGACCCATCCATCTCCACTCTACAGTTCTCTCACCATCTGGAACTAATCCATGAACATTGGGAGGGACTTCTTTTGTCTCTCTTGCAACATCAATTACTTTCTGTAATTTCTTTTCATATGTAGCTTTCTGTTTCTCATATTTCTCCATAGATTCAGGAGTATCATCTAAAAGCTCAGGATATTTAATACCAGATGCTTCTGCTAATGTCTGACGAAATATCTGTTCTTCTTGGAAGATCATTAACTCAAAACATTTACAGATTCCATATTCATATATCTGTAAACATTTCTTTCTGGCAGTAGCACTTACTCTTCCATACTGAGATTTAATCTCTGTAGCAGTTACATTACTAATTGATATATCATCAATACCACCTAAAGCTAATCTTATTTCATTTCTTAGTTGTCCTACATATCTAGATTGATCTGTACTTACTGCATTAGGAGTAATAAATCCAACACGATCTGAAGGTTCTAAGTTAGCAATAACTCTAGGAACTCTCATACCTGATCCTGGACTACCAATATATCCAGCTGGATTTCTTGTTACAGGATCTTGTTTGTATGTAGATGTAAGTGTACTTAGATCAGAAGTAAATCCAGATTGACTTGAAATACTTGGTCTTTGTGGTGGAGCATCTTTACCACTCTCAACAATGTCCTGTTTAGGACGTGAAGATAATAAAGTTGGATTACCAAAGAATGAAAGGTTAGCTCTAATATTTTTAACCATTTCATCATGAGCAACAATCTGATTAGCTATCCAATCAAATTCACCACTACCGTCAGTACCAAAAGCATCAGGATTATTAAATACCTCAACACAAGGAATAAATCTCATTGTGTTATCTAATGTCTTTTTATTTATAGTTGTAAACTCAGTTGGATTATCAAAACTTAATTCCTGTTCACTATGTGTTTCTTCAATAGTTTCTGCTGTAATGCGAAGACGCATATATCTCTTATCAGTATTCAAACCAACTTGAGCTCCACCAAAACCTTTATTAGATTTAACTTTATATGGATAGATAACTATTACTTCTTCTAACTCTCCTTCTGGAGAATAGAAAGTTCTGTAGGAATCTTTATCAAACCAATAAAGTCTGTATGTTTTTTGAGTAGGACGAATATAAAATAATCCTTTTCCTAAAGCTAAAAAGTGATCCCATATAGAATCTAATCTTGCATCAAGCTGATTAAACTTAATTACCTGTTGTATAAAATCATATCTTTGTGATCCGAAGTTATCTTGTCCAGGATAGAACTCAACACCCTGACGGATACCAAACATCTTCATCTGTGCTAGATGAGCATGAATAAGCATGGTATCAGTAGCACCACCAGTCGCATCACGACTTATGGCTGCTTTGAGCATTGCTTCAAAAGTAGAGTTAGTTTGATTCATCTAGTCACTTTTTATTATTTTATTACGCATCAATCTCATAGCCAGCTGCTATTCGTTTAAACGTGATGTTTTCATCGTCAGCTTCAATATCGAAGCGTTCTCCAGGTTGAAGACCTAGATCGTGACATACTTCATCAGGAAGGTTGAATATGGCAGAACCATAAGCGTCTTGCTCTAGTTCAATACCTTTATAGAAAAAATTGGCTACCATGTTAGATACTCTTAATAGTCTAATTCGTCAATACTCTAACTCTAGTTTTCCTCTGGACATTAATCCATTGCATAACCAGACCAGTGCATCAACACAATCGTCATGAGAACTGACCCCGAAATTGACGATCTCATCTGTTAATGCTTGGAATTTACGATATTTATTAAATAATATCTTATGTTGCTCAAATAAGCCCATAATTCCTCTGAATCTGGCTACTTTATCTCCTCTGAATCCTTTTACCGGATGCCAGAGTAAATTGTAGAGTCCCTGTTCCTCTAAACAAATACGTTTAAAGTCAGCTTCTAATGATGCCTGATAAGCTACTGCTTCAGACCAGATATCTACACTACTACCAGTTGGGAAATATTTATCTTGATCTTTATGAACTATTCCCCATTCCATCATCATTTCCATAATGGCTTCTAATTTTTCTACATTACCCATTATCCTTAGTCGCTTACAGTCAATAATGTAAATCTTATCTCCTACTCGACCACCCATAACAAAAACTGTGTAGTCATTACGTTCTCTAATACCAGCTGATAAATCAACTCCTACACCTAAACAATCAAACTGTGTTGGTATCTGACCTTTAATAATTAGATCAGGTGAAACAGACATATCACTTGTTCTTACTACCTGATTCTGATACTGGAAACTAAAACTTATTGGTGATTGTCTTCTACGATCATTAAGATATTCAAGTGACCACATCTCTGGCCAGTATGATTTTTCATCACCATTTTCATCTACAGTTACTGCTGATTGAATTATCTGTATCCAATCATTATCAGGAATAAAAGTAGTCTGGTGTATATCATCATGTCTGAATCTTGTACCAAGACATATAGCTCTACCACCTTCAAACATAGTTGGAACAATAACTGAGTTCCAGTTATCTTCCATAGCTACACGAATGTCTCTGTTCTTAATATCATCAGCTGATTTTATAGCATCATCAATGATACATAGATGTGAACGCTTTGATGTAACAGCACCTTTTAATCCTGCACAACATAAACTAAATTCTTCCTCACCAGTTGATCTTATACCTGCAAACTTCCAATCAATACTCCAATACTCATTAGAGTTTATTCCTTTAGCAATTTTTACCATAGGGAAGATTTCTCTATAGATTTTACTATCTTCAATAATTCTTTTTATTGCTGCACTCTTTGGTCTAGCAACATCAACAGTATATGAAATATATAAAATTTTTAATGGTTTACGATTAAGTGCATGTATACCAATAGCCCAGGCTGTGAATAAACCTAACACTGTAGATTTAGCAGATCCTCTTGGTGCAAGTATATCTACATTTGGTCCAGCAATATTAATTAAACATTCACTATCTTGATGTGTATATAAATGTTCATGCCATAAATGCATATGTTCTGCAGGAGGTTTATCTCCTACAACATCACAGAAGTATGCAAAATCTGATCGAGCTTTTTCAACATCAATTGAAGATGTTTTCTTTACAACTTGTTGTTTAGCAGCTGCACGGGCAGTTCTACGATAAACAGAATAGATACTTGTTCCAGCCATGTACTAAGACTAACCTGTTAAGACTTATGATTCTTCCTGAAGAATCTTTGTCCATACACCCATTGATGCTTCCTGTAGTGGACCTTCTATAGGATCATCTCTGAAGATTAAAAGTATTTCTCTTAATGCTCTATCAGCACCAGCTAATATTAAACCTTGTCTATCTGTAAGATGTTTTTCATCTGCAAGTTGTTTTATGTGAGCTCGTAATTCTTTCTGAAGCATAGATATACGAGCAGCTCCCATGTCCTGTTTTACCACTCCAAGATCTATAGCTTCTCTGAGCTTTGATATATCTACTTGCATAGAATCTATTTCTATCTCAAGTATTATATTAAAGTTTCTTTTTTTAAATTCTTTCTTAGCCCAAAGATCACAATCAGTTATAGAACCTTTATACCCTAAAAAACGAGCATAAAGATACATCTGTATTGGAGAGCTAGTTTTCTTACAAAAAGCTAGATATGTCTCTCTTTCTTTATCAGATAGAGTATCTAACCATTCAGTTATGATTTGTATGCGTCCCGTGACTGTTGGAAATCTCTATTCTCTTTATAGCGTCTAAACTGCTCCTGTTGCAAGGCAGTCTGTCTGGTTTCTTCAGCAGATCTACCAATAGTAGCTCTTTGTTCCTGACCTCTGGTTTGTGTTGTCAATCTTTCCTGAGCACCTTCAGTCTCTCTTGTTCTTCTTGTCTGAGCACCCTCAGTTTCTCTAGTTAAACGTGTTTGAGCACCTTCAGTCTCTCTAGTTGCACGAAGCTGTTCTCCTTCAGTTTCTTTTAGAAGACGTTCTTCAGCACCTCTGGCTCTGTATCTTCTTAGATCCTGACCAGTGTAAAACTCTTCATTAATACGATCTAGTTCTGCACCAGTTTGCATATTTAATCTATTCTGCTCACCTGATATCTTTGTTAACTCAATTTGAGTTCTAAGAGACTGTGTTGGTGTAGCCACAGTAACTGGAGGTGGTGGAGCAGGGATATATTCAACTCGTGGTGCTGGTGGTCTTCCGCCCATATCAACAAATAATTAAAGTCTTAATTTAATTTTAGTGCAAGAATACTTATCTACCACCAAATCTTCTGGCGGTACCAAGTCCTCCTATGTCAGCAGCAGCTGATGCCTGTTTTGCAACTGCTTCAGCAAGTAAAGCTTCTCCTTGCTTTGCCCTTAGTTGTCTTTCTTGTTGTTTGGTAGGTGAATCTCTATCAAAAGCAAGAGTAGTTTCTAAGTTCTGACGATTTCTTTCAGCTGCAAATGCTGCTTCCTGTCCTGCTAAAGCTTGGTTGTAACCAAGTAATTGATTTTGTTCGAATCGTTGACCTGCAAATCTTTCTAAGAAATCTCCTGCTCTTCTACCTGGACCATATTGAACTACATTTCTATTACTAGTTGGTTCTAAATTTATACCAGTTACACCAGTTCCTAAATCATCTCTACCTTTTTCTTTTCTGTTAAACATATCTGCCTTTCTAAACTGCTCTGCTTCTGTAGATTTATAGTTAGATGGTAAAGAACCTGTCACTGTTACACGAGTATCGGGATTATATGCTGCCATATCTTGAGTTCTATCACTACCTTTAAATCTTCTATTTATAAACTTACCAAGACCAAACAGGGCTTGATCAACCCTACCTCTGCCTGAGACTTCTCTCTGTTTTTGGAACTCTTTTCCAAACATAATTAATTAGCTTAATGTTGGAGCCTGTCCCATGACCTGCCCTCTGTTTTGTCCTGACTGTTGTGCTAGTTGCTGATTACCAATTTGACCCTGCTGTATTAGAGCACCTCTTGTTGCAATTCTTTGACGTGCATCTACAATCTGTGCTGTTCTCTGTAATCTATCTTTTTCTATTTGACTTAGGAATTTGTAGTCATCTTCAGATAATCTAGCTAACTTAGCACGTTCATCTGCTGCTTGTTGTAGACCTAATACACGTTGTGACTGTTCAAATCCACCTGGAGCTAATAGCATTTGACCTCTATTGACATCAATAAGCTGAGGAGTCGCCCCATCTTTAGTATCTAACTTTAATCCAGATAGATCAGTACCTGGTAGACCTGGAACTGTTCTAACAACTCCATAAGCATCTACGAAGATATTCTTGTTGTCACCAGCTTTTCTTTTTTTGAATAAACCAAACATTTTTAAAAAGACTTGTTGTTTACTTAATTAATATTTTATCGGTAGTATGCTTTTAATAACCTGTAAGATTACCAACAGCACTGATACCTGCACCTACTGCAGGGTTAAATACACCGACTGCAGCTCCGACAGGTCCAAGTAGTGATCTACCTTGCTGACCTTGGAGAGTGAATCCAGGATCTGTATATCCCTCCATTACAGAGATATCATCAGATATCTTCATTGTCTGTCTTTGTGCAGCTGCTTTTTCTTTCTCTTTAGCTTCTTTTCTTGCTTTGTAATCAGTTTGATCTTTATATTTACTAGCAGCCATTAATGCATCTCTAAATCTATTTCTATTCATTGGATTTCTTCCTACAGTTACTCCACTGCTAGGATCTTGTCCATAATCAGGGTTCTGTTGAATATCAGCTCCTCCGATAGCTCCTGCTCCTGAAAATATACCGCTGCCTGGAATCATAATTCTATTTAACGTAAGGGACTAAATCTTGGTAACCTTTAGCTTTTGGTTGTTTCAAAGCTGCCTTTGCACTGGCAAAGTCACCATGTTTATACTTTAAGTATTCTACAGGATCTTGTTTCTTAACTCTTCTTTCATTTATCTTCTGTGCTGTTTTCTTAATTGCATATCCTGTACCCAATGCTGCAGCTACACCTACAGCTCCAGCAATGTAAGGTCTGTACTGACTACCTCCTAAGAAAGATTCTATTCTTTGTCCTGTAGTCATATTCTTCTTCATATCTTCTATTCCAGCTTTTAATCTTTTTGCACTCTCTTGTTTTGCTTGACCTAAAGCATCTTGTAATATTGCTCTCTTAGCTGGATCTTGTTCAGATTTAATTCCAAGTCTATATTCGTTATATGGTTTACCCTGTTGAGAAACTTTTGGTTTATAGGTTGGTGGAATATTTTTAGCTGGATCTCCGGGATTTACAAGAATCTGATCTTGTTCTCCTGATGCAGTTTGAATGCGTTGTAATCTATCTCCAGCTACTTTCATACCTTGTTGAAGTGTTCTATCCTGACTAGTAAAGTCATCCTTCACATCTTTTACAAATCTACTAAGTTCTTGTTGTCTAATATCTCTTACCTTTGGATCAGTAATCTGTGTACCACCTGCAGTGGTCTGTGTGTATTCTGGTTTAACACTTATGTTTGGATTAAAGGATGAAGTATCTATATCACCTGCTCCAGTTCCTTGTTTACCTAAGAAACCCATAGTTGCTTTCATTGCCTGAGTT